GTCCTGTATCGTAGTCATAGTACAACTTAGTACATTGTCCTGTCAACCCACTAAATCTATTTTTTATTACTCTGGCATAGGTTGTGTGTCTCTCTATGATGCAATCCGCTTGTCCGTTACGCTCTAGAGCTATAACTATGTCACTTAACTGACCTATACTGTGTGATCCTCGTATGTCATTTAGACCAACGTCAGCAGTATTTGTCTCATGTGAACCACTAGAAGGTCTACGTAGATGAGATACCATAAAGAGACAGATACCTAATTCCTGTACAAGTGTACGTAGTTTAGTCACGCAAGAGTCAATGGTCTTTCTCTCGTCCATAGAGTTCTCTTGTGAACTCACTAGTATACTGATATGATCTAATACAATGTATCTACATCCTAATGCTCTAACAAGATAACGTATTCTAGAGATGATGTTCTCTATTGTATTAGAGCCAAAGTGATCAAAGAAGAAGAAACGATTAGAGCCTAGTACTTCTTTAAAGGCTTTCTCGTACTCCTCATCCTCATAAACCACATCAGGAAGATGCAAAGGCTTATTGAGATGTAGACCCATCAAGCTCTCAGCAGTGGTACGAACACTTTCTTCCATGAACATAAGCCCTATGTTCTCGTCAGTCTTGCCGTAGATGTGATAGATAATCTCACGTAGAAAACTAGATTTACCTATACCTGTACCAGCGCAGATAGTTACTAACTCACCCTTACGAACTCCATAGGTCATGTTGTTTAGTCCAGCAAACGGATAATCTACAACAGACTTCTCTGGCCCTTTAATGAGAGTTTCCCATAGGTCTGTGCCAGCTACTATACCGTCAGGTGTAAAACTATCGGAGTTCCACCAATCAGAAGAGAACTCAGTCTGCTTAGACTCCATGAGATACTCAGAAGCATCCTTGTAGCGCATGTTCATGATCTTAGCTTTAGGTGATAATACTTCAGCTACCTTACGAGCATTCTCTATACCGACTTTATCGTTATCAAAGCATATGATAATATTCTCAAAGCTCATGAGATACTCGTAGTTGTCTTCAACGTCTTTACAGGCTCCAGCCGCACCTGTCTTAATACTTACGCAGGGCCATTTACTGTCAAACATCTCATGTGCTGATAGAGCATCTAGCTCTCCTTCACACAGAGTGATGTACTTACCACCCTTCTTAAAGAGTTGCTGACCGAATAGACCTGACTGTCGTATGTCTCCCTCAACAGAGAAAGACTTGTTAGCTCCTCGTACTTTGTTGGCTACGTGTTCGTTCCAAGAGTTAAAGTACGGATAGTAGTGCTTATCGTTTAAAACAGTAACACTGTACTTGTGTGCAGTAGACTTGCTTATTTGCCTACGCTTTAGTTCTTGTGTTTGACCTACAGTAAGAGTACTGTTTTTAGTGGTTACTTTGATAGCTTCTTCTAGCTCCATGACTTCACCGTCCTTACGTACTTTTCTACAAGAGAAACAGAAAGACCCGTCCTCGTATATGGTTAGAGCGTCACTACTCCCGCAATCAGTGCAAGGAGCGTGTGCTTGTACTATCTTACTCATGTTACATTATCACTTTTTAAACGTTTTTGCCTAAAGAAACTAGCATGTTCTGGATTACGATGCATCCAGTACCTAGCATAGTATGCTGTATGGTTGTTACTAATCTTAAAACCTTCGTTCTCTATATTCTCTACAGTCTCTACATCCGTATGCCACCTGATCCTTTCAAAAATAGCTTTGGAACTGTAATGTTTATGCCCTCTTGCAATAACTTGAAAAGTAAACTTATTAAACAAGGCATACACTGAAGGGTTAGCTTTATGAAATTTGCACCAAGCTAATTTTAATTTAGAATATTCCATCTCATCTCTCCATTAATCTCTATAACACTTCTACTACATTAGGTTCTTTTAATATTTTAGTGAAGTGTTTCCATCCATTAGAATATTTAAATGTTCGTAATCCTACGCCATCATTAGAGTCTGCCCAACATCTGTATTTGTAGTCACAGAAAGAGCAACCTTTATCTATTATTCTGTTACCACTAGCACCTTCAGGTTTATCTTGATGGCATTTATCTGGAATTTCTTTAGAATCTATTACTTTCTTTATATGTCGTATTCTAGCAGGAGCGTCTATAGTCATTAGCTCATCCATTTGTAGTAGACATAAATCACCACTATTCTTATTAATGGTAAAGAAAGCTCCTTCTTCTAGTTCCATACCTTCCATGTAAGAGCTTATCTGTGCAATGTAACCAAAGGGATCATCGTTTTCTAGAGTACCATCTTTAAACTTTTTAAAGCCATAGTCGGATGCAGACTTAACATCTACTAGCACACCGTCAATAACAGCGTCTATATGTCCTTTAATACCTTCTACTATAACTTCAGCTTGTTTATGCTCTACCTTATGTCCTGCCTCTGTAGCAAGATACAAAAGAAGAGCCTCTAATATGTGTCCATAAAAGAAGCGCATACGTAACTGTGGTGTTTCTTTACGTGGTATAGGATCATTAATCTCATACCAGAGTTTACGATCATCACGACCTACAGCAGAAAGACGTAAACGCTTACGTTCTCCCTCATAGGGTTGTAGAAAACGTTCTACCTCTTCTTGCATTACACTTAAAAATTCTTTTAGATTATCTTGATCTAACTCTTCTTTACCATGCTGTAATAGATGATGTATATCTTCTATTAGCGTGTGTATCTTTTTTGGTTTACTTGGAAGTGGCATAGTCTCTCCTTAAAATTAGTATCTAGCAACCCCGACCCTCGTTACTAGATGTTTCATCTCTTATTACAAGATGACCCCTACTATTGTACTTAGTCTATAACTCTACAAATCTTCTACTGTATCGTTAATGTCTAAGTTGTTTAAAACATAACCATCTTCTTCTTCTAGATCATCATCACCAACGTAGTCTTGAAAATCTACTACCATTACAGTATTAAGTGAAAGACTTCTACCAGACTTTCCTTTATATACCCAATCAAAAGGATGAACAGAGCATTTAACAGTGCTTCCATTACCAATTTTGATTTTAGGCGGCCATACTTGTTTAGACGAGTCTATAACTTTAGGAGCGCGTATCGTCTTAGCAATTACGTACCTACCTTTACTTTCTTTGTCACCAGTACCTTCTTTAACTTCAACACCTGCTTTTTCAAGTGCTTCAATATCCTTCTTACCTAACTGACAGATATCAATCTGGTACTTTTTCGACATATCATTAATCTCGTGAACACACGCCCATTGTCCTACGCCTTTAATAATCATTTTTGGTAGATTAGCCATATCATTTTTTTCCTATTTAATGTGTTTCAGCCCAATTAGCGCCAACCTTACTGTCAGCATTCAAGGGCAACCGAACCTTGAGCATACGCCCTGCTTCAAGCATTGTCAAGTCTGCTCCTTCTTTTATTTTATCAACATCATTTTGATGAACTTCAAACTGCATCTCATCATGAATTGTGTTGACCAAGTAGGCACGTAGCTTCTCTTTATGTATAAAATTTTCCATACAGATAGACCATTGCTTACAAGATATTGCTCCTGCACCCTGTAATAGAGTGTTTAGTGCTGCGTGTTGATGTCTAACATATATTCTCCTTCCATCTAAACCCTGTAACGAACCTTTCTCTGCCATACTCTGTACCTTAGTTATTAAGGCATCAAGTGACGGCATATTAGCTAAGAAATCTCTCTTTAGTCTAGCACCGTCTTTAGCCGTACCGCCTACAACGCTACCTAGCTTCTCAGCACCAGCGCCATAGAGAAATGCGTATATAAACGTCTTACTTTGAGCGCGAGTACTTAATCCAGCGGCTATTCTATTAGTCTCATGTGGATCACCATTAACCACAATGTCCATATACTCTTGATCACGCATATAGTGTGCTAACATACGTAGCTCTAAACCTTTAGCGTCCATACCAACTATTCTGTGGAAACTGTCAGGTACAGTAAAACAAGCTCTGCACTCTGTACCATATGGTTTATCTACTGAGACAATATTAGCCATGTTAGGATTAGAATGAGTCATACGTCCTGTAACTGCACCCATAGTATGTACTGTACCATGTAATCTATTGTTGTTGTCCAAATTCTCTAACCATGCCTCTACGGTCTTCCAGCGTGTCTCTAGCATCTTCCACTCTGCTAACTTCTTAGCAGCTTCTGGAGCCGTATTCACTACAGTAGCTAGATTCTCTTCACATACTTTGGGAGAGCCTTTAGGTGTAAAGACTTTAGGCTTCCATCCGTACTCATCAAGACGCTCTATAATCTGTTTAGGACTAGCTAGATTAAAATCTTTAAACTCTATCAGAGAGAAGTTACCACTTACATTTTCTACAGAGGATAGACCTGTCTTGGCTAGTGTACCATTCTTCTTATACTTTGGTACAACCTCTCTAAGTAACTTAGCTCTAGGAAGAAAATGTTTCTTAATCTCTTTCTCTATTGAGATAGCTCTTTGTTTGGTTTCTGCGAATAGAGCTACAGCTTTACGCTTGTCTACAAAGAAACCGTGTTCTTTCTGTCGATGTATGATGTGTGCTATCTGATGCTCTAGCTCTACACTTTTGTCAGAGAACTGCTTACCTTCTTGTACTAGTCGCTTGTATACCTTCTCAGTAAGAAGTACGTCACGTACACAATACTCTAACATTTCTTGTGAGTACTGAGAGAACTCATGATAGTCTATCTTATCATATTGTAGTAGTTGCCCCCAATTGTTAAGAGAGTGACCACCTTGCCTCTCAGGATTGTACAGGCGAGACAGAATGAGTGTGTCTATTACATTCTTGTAGTCTATCTCAGTACTCCATAACGAGTTAAGTACTGGTATGTCAAAACCTATACCGTTATGTGCGATGAACACATCATCAGCTTGTAGGTAAGCTAGTAGTGAAGATTTATCTAGAAAGTGTAAAGCTTCACCAGTGTTTAGCTCCTTGCAGACTACGCACCATATCTTAGTAGATTTTAGTCCATCTGTTTCAATGTCTATTATTATCTTTCTAGTCATCTACAGTTTCCCAACGATAAAATATGTGATCATCTATTTCAACTGTTTTAGTTTTAGTTGAAGCCCAAGACGGTAATACATAATCAGCGTGATAGTGAGTAGCACCATCTGTTATGTCTAAGTACTTTACCTTACCCTTAATAATTTTATTAGCTAGTAATAGAATACTGTTATAAGCTTCTATGTCTGTAGGTTTATCACTTTTTCCATCACAATACCAGCTAAATTGACATTTATTTTTAATAGGGTGTCTAATTCCATTGTTTTTCCAACTTAACCTAGTAGGAGCTTGCTGTACTACTTCACAGACAGTGTTAGGGTATCTTTTGTCTCTAACTCTGTTGTAGACTACGTTAGTCACGGCTAATAATCCTGCTATATTTTGGTTACGAGCTTCAAAGTACATGTTGAGTGCTAAACACTCTGCCTCTGGTGTACCAGTTAAAAGTTTCGCTGTCAAGAATAAAGTTTTCATCAAAAAAGTCCTTAGTAATGGAAAAGGTGTATATATACTACTATTACTCTATATACTACTACTACTATTCATAACTACTATTCTCTTTATATTTATTACGTAGGTACTTAGTCTTTAACGGAACTACTCTTTGAGAATATTTAACGCTATGTAGATCTCTAGCGATAGGGTTTCTTATTTTTGTGTGTTTATTAACTGAGTGAAGTTTCTCTAAGTCTTTTTGTCTTCTTCGATAACTCATTTTCTAACCTTTTTTATCAGAAAAATAATGCTTGACCTGTTTTAAAAGTTAATATAGTATACATACATAAATAATTTATGCAACCCAATAATTCTAAGGGATTAACATATAATGAAAAAAACAAATAGACAGAAGATAGTTGATCTAGTAGGTAATAGTATATTCCATGTAGCTTTTCTTAAAAAGAATGGAGATACTAAGGAGATGACCTGCCGTCTTAACGTAAAAGCACATTGCGGAGATGGAAAGCAAACAGCAGATGAGGACAAGTATCTTGTTGTGTACGATATGTCTACTAAGAAATTTCAAGTTTCTAAGGAAGACAAGAAACGTTTCTATCGTAACGTAAATATGGACACTATACAGTACATACGTGTCAATGGTTTAACTCATACACTATAAGGTGTTACTATGCCTGTAATAAAACAAAGTAAGCTACATGAGAATGATCTAATTTACAATGATAGATTAACATATGTCTACTACGAAAATGAGAAAGGAGTAGAAGGCGACCCTCTGACTAAGATGTTAAGACGTAACCTACGACTAAACTCTTTTCCGTTAATAGTCAAGAAGAGAGGTGGTGTAGAAAGTACATCTTGGATAAGTGATCAAGAGTGTGATTATTATATACCACTAT